CTTTTTCATTCTTCTTATTCTTTTAGTTTAATGATTCATTCATAGTCTAATCTCCGATTAAAGAACCCCGAAATTATCCGACTGCGGAGGATAATTCAGCCCACGGCGGTGCAAGGATTTTCAGTCCCATAATTATATTTTTGAATAATTATGTGTTGTTTGAATTTTTATATGAAAATCAATGTTTTAAGCTTCCAAATGTGGCGATTTTATTTTGTTTATTTTTATCTATTTTTGTTTGTTTTTGTATTTTTGTGTCGAAATTGTGTGTTGAAATAATAATTATCCTATCAAATGAACTATTCAAAAGACGGAATAACAGTTGCGCCCATAATAGATACGAGTCATCCGAAAAAGAACGGAAAGTGCCCCGTAAAAATTCGTGTAACCTATCGCCGGGATCGTCGCTATTATCCGACGGGCAAAGACCTTACCTTGGATGAGTGGGAAGGTCTGACTACAACGAAGGTTCGCGCCCTTGTGGCCGTTCGTAAAGATATAGAAAGCAGTTACCAAATTGTTCGTGGGGTTGTTGAGGAATTGGCACGCGACGGTATTTTTTCATTCGATAGCCTCAACAAGCGATTGAAACGTTCGGGGGTTGATACTCTTAACCGTGCATTTGCGGCTAAAATAGCGGAATTAAAAGAGCAGGATCGTATCGGGTCAATGCTGGTTTATAATGTTGTTATACAGGGATTGGAGCGGTTTGCCGGGGATCGTATTGCTCTTGAATCTATAACGGTGGATTGGGTAAGACGTTATGAGCGCTTTCTACTCGGAGAAGGTAAGAGCCGTACAACGATCGGAATACACATGCGCCATTTACGAGCCATATTGAACGATGCTTGTCGATGCGATGCGATTAAACCCGCGCAATACCCGTTCGGCCGAGGGAAATATGAAATACAGGCCGGTGAGGGCCGTAAATTGGCTTTAACGCTGGAGCAGATCGGGCAGATCGCCCGCTATGAGGATGGGAACGAAGCAACGGCCAAATACCGGGATTATTGGCTGTTCCTCTACTTGTGTAACGGGATCAACGTCGCCGATTTCGTGAAATTGCGGTATCGTGATATTGTGGACGGTGAAATCTGTTTCGTGCGTCAAAAGACCGAGCGCACGACTAAGACCCGTAAGGAAATCCGGGTCGCGGTAGTTCCCCAGATGCAAGCTATTATCGACCGCTGGGGTAATACTCCAGCACCGAATAACTTTATTTTCCCAATTCTCGACGGGTCGGAGGATGCGGTGCAGAGCCACGCTAAAACAATAGCCGCTACCGGGTTAATCAATAAACGGATGCGGATGATCGGGGAGCAGCTCGAAATTGGGAACATATCGACCTATACGGCGCGTCATTCGTTCGCTACGGTGTTGAAGCGTGCCGGGGCGAATATCGCCTACATATCGG